ACCTTGAACCTTTCGACTATGTTATTGAACGTGATCATGTGCGAGCTTGTCTTTTAAATAGCTGAGATGTTGGAAGACGACTTGAATAGGGAGTTCCGTAACCTGGTCCATCTTGAGGAGGTCTTCTCCTGCGAGGGCGTGGAGTACGTGATACCACCCCCATTTTTCGCCGACCGGATCGCTGCCTCCGCTACCTCCAGTAAAGAGGACTTCATATCGTGCAGCAGTTCGTTTCTGGTAGTCCAAAAAAAAAGCAGCGTACCGGACACGAGGTCTGCGGGCATCTCCTCAAATATGGATGCGTCTTCTTTGGCGGTGTATTTCTTTACCTCGTATTTGTCTCCGAGTTCGTAGGTCACTTCCCGAAAGAGAACGGACATTACTTTATGCGCGTTCTTCCAGAAGTCCTCGAGGTAGTTTTCCAGGTCGATCCATTCGCCCGCCGTGAAGGCGTCCCAATCGGGAACGAATCCGAAGCGTTTTCCGTCCATCTCAACCACTTTCTCAAATCGTGCGGTCTCTTGGGTTAGTAATTGGTCTATATGCGCTCCTGCGGCTTCTATTAGCTTCTGAGGCATGGTACGCAGTTTGTCCACGCTCTTACCTGTGCAAGCGGATATTCGTTCGAGTTGGTTCTCGCTTGTCATCATTACTTGCAGCTCTCCGAGCGTGAGGTCTGACCATCGGTGAGGGAGGCGTAATTCCATCGTCTAAATAACTTGGTTTGTTCGGTTTCCTTATCCCTTACGAAACGGGTTTGCGTGAATCGTGCGTGGATTTTGCGTGTTTACGGGAATTTTACGGGTCGCCCGCATTTTACCCGATAGCGTAGCTCCCGAAGTTCGGGTTCGTTTGGTTAAAAGTGATTGCATACCGCATCGCGTCGATAGCGTGATTAAATTGGTCTACGGGTTCGTTCAGTTGCTTGCCGTTCTTATCCTCCTTCCATTTGTAGTTGCGAAGCTCTTTGATAAGGTTCACACTCCGCGCCGTGATAAGTAGCGGCCTCGAATGGAGGAACTGGATTCCGCTTCGAACCGAATCGCGTCCCTTTCTTGCTCCGTGAGTATTGAATCCGTGGCCGTGTATCTCGTCGATGCTCTTGGGCTCTGCGGAGTCACATATAACAACATCCGATCGATTGACTCCGTTATCTCGGAGGCTTTTTGCAATATCTGAGTTAGTAAGGCGCGTTGCGTAGCATAGCTCGTCGACTGCGAAGCCGTGGCCGTCGGTGTACACTCTGACGATGGCAGTTGGGTCGTTCGTATATCCGAAGTCGAGCCCGATGTTGAGGAGTTTAAATTCATTTGGTATCTGGTTTATTTCTTTCCAATGGGTGAAGATGGTCGCCCGGCTTGTTCCTCGCTCTCCGAGTCCGTACACCCTCCAGAAGTTTTCATCGGCTTCTTTGAAGCGTTCAATTTCCAGGAGTACACTTTGCGGGAGGAAGGGGTTATCCTTGTACGTCGTTTTGAAGAAGTCGCAGTCATCGCGGTTAGGTAAATCGTAAAGCCAATGGAATTCGTCGGAGGGGTTGAAGTCTACAATGATTCGCCCCGTGGTTCTTAGGATAAGTTGCCGCCAATCTTCGAGCGTTATCTCGTTGGCTTCGTTGATAAAGAGAACGTCACGCTTTCGCCCTCGCACCTTCTGCGGTTGATCCACCGAAATAAACTCCACGAGGTTGCCCCATAGCTGGTAAGTGGCTTCCGATTTGTTGTGAAGCTCGACGTTGTATGCGTCCTCGTTTTCGAGTATCTCGAAGAAGTCCCTCATGGCTGTCGCACGAAGGGCGGGGAATGTCTTTCGGCAAATGGTCACCACGAGGCCGGAGTTCTTGTGGCAGAGTTCTATGAGGCTTTGAAGTATCGAGTACGTCTTGCCGGATCGCGTCCCGCCTTGGTGTACCTGGATGCGCTTCTTTGAGTTCCTTACGTGGTAATATGTGGCGGGGAGTTTATTCATCCAACCACGAGAGGGGCTTCTTCTCTTGTACCTCTATCTCTTGCCGTTCTATATATCCGCGCTTCTTGCCTTTGGTCTTTAGGAAGAAGATAGTCGCGGCGGGGTTGCCTTCCTTTACGAGCTTGTAAAGGTGGCTTTCTGCGAAGTCGAGAACGCCGTCTTGAATCGATGCAACCGCGCTCTTATATTCTTCGTCTGACTTGAGCCAAGCGTAATGGGTGGAGCGGTCAATACCAACCATCTTCGCGGCGGTCGATACGATACCAAGTGACTTCTCGAGGGCTTCGAGCATAGCCTCTTTTTTGGTGTTGGATTTGTTGTGTTTTACGGCTTCCATAGCTCTGCTTTTTTACCTGTGAAGTCCTCCCACCGTTTTACGATAACATCGCAATATTTCGGGTCTAATTCCATCCCGTAGCATTTGCGCCCTGTCTTCTCTGCCGCGATGAGGGTGGAGCCTGAACCGAGAAAAAAGTCAAAAACCAATTCGCTTTGGGACGTAGAATTTTTTATGGCTCTTTCACAAAGCTCAATAGGTTTTTGTGTTGGGTGAACCATTTGAAGACCCTTCATTCGATTCACTTGCCAAACGCAATTCTGTCTTTCTGCCAATGGCTTGCGACCACGAAGCGCATGGATGGCCCATTCACTATCGCCGTATGAACATTCCAAATCTCCCAAGCCCGGGCCTCCTTTGTCCCAAACAACAACACCCTTAATTTTGGCAACTTGGCTCATCTTGGTTAAAAAGTCATTAAAGCAATCCCATCGACACCATATATAAAAATGACACTCGCTTTTCGTTAACGATGGCAATAGATTCAACGCTTGCTTACCAACATTTGTAGTTTCGTCGTTCAAAATCTTTGAATCGGTACGCTTAGCTTTAACATCTTTGTTTTTGCTGTCCCATGCGTTGGATTCATACGACATACCATAGGGCGGGTCAGTAAAAACCATATCCGCCTTCTCTCCGTTCATGAGCTTCTCCACGTCCTCCGCCTTCGTAGAGTCCCCACAAAGCAAACGATGCTCCCCCAAGATATAGAGGTCTCCGAGTTTCGTCTTCGGTTCTTCCGGTGCTTCGGGTACTTCGTCGGGATCCGTGAGGCCTTCGGTTGGTTCTTCGTCCGGAGTCCATACATCCAACCCCCATTCTTCGAGTTCGGTTGCGTCCCATTCGTTAGCTAGAATATCCCAATCCCATTCACCAAAGCCGACGTTATCTTTTACAATGAACTCCTTCGCCTTGGATTCTTCCCACGAAGCGACGTAAACGGGTGCCTCGGTCAGTCCTGCGGCTTTGCAAGCCTTGAGGCGCATATTACCCCCGAGGACGACCATATCGGGATTGACTACAATTGGACGCGCTTCGAGCATCTCCGGGAAGGTCTGGATACTTCGAACGAGTTTCTCGAATTTCTCTTCTTTAATTGTCCGAGGGTTGTTCGGGTTCTCCCGGATCTCCGAGAGCTTCGTGAGCTTGAACGATGACGGCCTCGAGGGTGTGGAGGAATTCGGCATTATGTACGGCTAAAGTTAAGAGGAGGGTTGCGGGGTCTTGCCCTACGTGTAAACGCACTACTTCGGCGTTCTCCGTAATTAAGAGGAAGTTCTTCGCGTGGAGGAGGGCTTTACGTGCGTTTCTCATTGTTGCAATCTACAAAAGACCCGGCAATTACGGGTGAATGATTCTGCCTTCTACGTCTCTCGCTATGGTCTCCAACCATTCGCGGTCGTAGTGTGTCATATTGTGTTCCCTTCGGTGCAGCATCCGGAGTCCCGCCGTTTGTCCGATCGTGTCGAAGTATTGCTTCTCCTCGAACTTCTCTTTCTTGGGTTGCTTCATGAACTCCCGTATGTTGTGCGCTATCTCTGCGCGTTCTTCTTTAGTGTAGCTCATAGTCCGCAGTGCCCGCTGTCGCATTCGCCGAAATCGTCAAAATTCAGCTCGTGTTGCAAACGGTGTTTTTTAATTTGATCGTAAGTCTTGTCCCCGTGTCTCCATTGTCCTTTTCCTTCAACGCGCTCTTGCTTCGCGAACCATTCCATTTTTTCCGGGTACTTATCCCACATCTTTCGAAGAAGTAGGGGGTTGCGGTGAAAGCAACCGACGCAGTTATTACGCTCTGCAAATGGAATAGGAATTTCGTTCCAATATTCTACAACCTTATCTCGGTGGATCCCGTCTTCAATCATTGGGAAAATGGGTTTTTGCCATGCAACCGTTGCCCATTTGTTATTGCCGTTGGAGTGTTTTCCAATTACGTCTTTAAATTCGAGAAGGCCGTCTTCGTTACATCGCTCCATCATTCTCACGGCTCGCCGTTCTTCGCCTGCTCGGAATCCAATCTGCATCTTTACAGGCTCTCCAATTGTCTCCTTCCACCAACGGTGCATTGGGCGAAGTTTCATTTCTACCGTGCAATATCGGTGGAGTTTGTTAGGTAACCATCCGCCTTTGTGGGTTGTGATGTGGTCGAATGTTTCCCCGGCTGTCCAGTGAATATCTTGCTGCAACCATTGCTCAAGCTCCAGCATCGTTTCAATGATAACATCGTCCTCAAGGGTTCCGATAAAATCGCGCCCAATTTTGTCACTTACGAGCTTCCTCAAATACGGGTCGGGGTGTTGGCAGGATTTATCCTCCGTAGTTACCAAGGCAAACACGAGGTAATCGCTCGGATAATTAGCGGCGATATACGCTGAGGACTGGCCGCCGGATACGCTTGTTACCGTCTTCATTGCCCCGTTTCTTCTTTCCAAATAGCAGAACAGACCGCAACGCGTTGATCCGCATCGGGAAACTCCCGCTTTGCTATTACGGAGTTCACGCAGCGGTGCATGAATTGGTAACGGTTTTCGCTTTTTTCAGGTTTAGGTAGTGGCATCTTTCAATAGTTGTTTGAGTTCGTTAAACATTTTCCGGTTACACGAGGAGCATTGCGAGGCTTGCGTATTCGTTCCGGTGGCTTTTGAGTACAGTTCGGCGAGGTCGCCGTTCGTAGCGTCTTTAGGGTTCTCGATTAGTTCGCGGATCTTGTCCAGGAGCTCCGCGTTTATCTCTGCTTCCCATTTATCCAATGGGCATGAGGCTACCTTGAGCCGCGTCTTCGTGGGCATATGGCAGCCGCAGAGTTTGGAATCGGTGAAGGCTTCGGTTACGAGGGGGCCGCAA